TGCCTACATGGCGCAAGATATTGCCATTGCCGGCTTCCAGGAGGGCTATGCGGAGCAGTATTTCCGCAACAACGCCGCCCCGCGCGCCTATATCGCACATCCCAACACGCTTTCGCCAAAGGCCAAAGACACAATCCTCGACTACATGATGGACAAGTTCGGCGGCGTCCGCAACGCGGGCAAGCTAGGCATTTTGGAAGAGGGAATGGAGATTAAAACCGTTCCCATTAACCACACGGACATGCAATTCATCGAGGGCCGGAAGTTATCAGTCGAGGCTATCGCCCGCGGCTACCGTGTCCCCCCGCACAAGATCGGCGAATTGACCCGCTCGACCAACAACAACATCGAGCACCAGGGCATTGAGTGGAAGACCGACACCATCGGACCGGAGTGCAAGCGCATCGAAAGCCGTTGCAATATGCAGCTCCTGGGGCCACGCGAAGGTAGCCGGTATTTCGTGGAGTTCAATCTTGACGCGCTGATGCGCGGCGATAGCGCGGCGCGCGCGGCGTTCTACTCCTCGCTCCGCAACATCGGCGCGCTAAACGCGAACGAAATCCGGCAGTTTGAAAACTTGAACGATTACCCGGGCGGCGAAGTGTACATGGTGCAGGGCGCGATGATCCCGGTGGCGATGGCCGGGGAGACACAACAGAAGGCGGTGGCGCAGTGAAAACGACATTCATTCTAGGCGGGCAAGTCCTCGCCGAAAGTGCCGACGCGAAAGCACCGCGCGAGATCATGTTCTACGCGGGCACGCCCGTGCTACGCACCGACGGCCGGAAGATGTTCCACCTTTCGTTTTCCATGGAACCGGACGCGGTGGACCTTTCGCTCTTGAACAGCGGCCGGGCTCCGTTCGTTGTGGATCACGTCGAAGATATCGACCACACGCTCGGCGTGATCGAGCGCGCCGAAATCAAAGGAACCGGTCGGGCCTTCGTCCGCTTTTCAGACCGACAGGAGATGGCCGGGCTGATCGGCGACATCAAAAGCGGCGTGCTGGCCAACGTCTCCATGGGCGCGCGAATCACCGGTGAACTCGTAAAGGCCGAGCCGGTCGAAACTGGCATTCCGCACCTTCGCGCTATTAAGTGGCAGCCGTTCCACGTCTCGCTTGTCTCGCGCGGGGCCGACCCGTCCGCCCAATTTCTGAGTGACTGCCAAATCGAAGTACCGGCAGAGCTTTTCACCGACCTCTCTGCACCCACTGGCGCGGCCAGCGAAGCAGATCAGAGCGAACAAAAGGCACGCCTGGCGCTGCAGATCAAGCAACGCCGTTTCCGCGTCCTTGGCCGCTAACCAACAATCAACCCGCGCCACAAGCGCAAAGGGGCAACCATGAAAAAGAAGCTACTCATTGAGAAGCTGGCCGCAACCACGGCCGAATATGAAGCGCTGCTGAAGGCGTCCGACGCCGCGGCCGATGTCGTCGCGCACCTCGCCGCGGTGGACACCAAGGAAGCCGAACTGAACACCGCCAAGCAGGAACTGGCCGCGGTCGAGGCGCTGGAAGCGAAGGCGAAGGCCAACGCGACGCGCGAATCGGGCCGGGTGACCAGCGACAACGAAGCGAAGCGGCCGTTTGCCAACTTCGGCGAGCAGCTTTCCGCCATCGCCTATGCGCAGTCTCCTGCCGGCGCCTTCCATGGACGTGGCGGGCAGGTGGACAAGCGCCTGTTTGAGCAGAACCTTGCCGCTTCCGGTGGCTCGGCTACGGTTCCGGCCGACGGCGGTTTTTTGATCGGTACGGAGTTCTCGACGGCGTTGCTGGCGAAGGCCCGCGAATCCGCGAAGATTCTGCCGTTCTGCAAAGAGATTCCGATTGGCGAAGGCAGCGATAGCGTCGAACTGCCGTTCATTGACGAAACCAGCCGCGCGACCGGCTCCCGCTGGGGCGGCATCCGGGTTTATCGCACCTCGGAAACCGATGCGCCGACGTCCACCAAGCCGACTATCAACCGGTCGGAATTGAAGCTCGAAACGCTCAAGGGCCTTGCCTACGCCTCCGAACGCCAATTGCGCAATGGTCCGGCTTACGCCTCCATCCTGGAAGACTCGTTTTCCTCGGAGTTCGCGTTCACGGTCGATAACGAAATTTGGCGCGGTACCGGCGTCGGCCAGTGCCTCGGCTTCAGCACCGCCGCCCATGAAGGAACGGCGTTGCTGGTGAGCGTGGCGAAGAAGGCCGCGCAGACCGCCGCCACCTTCGTCATTGAAAACGCCACCGCCATGCTGTCCCGTCTGCGGACGGTCCCCGGCTCGAATCCGGCGTGGTTCCTGAACCGCGATGTTGTCGGCCAGTTGCCGCTCATGACCGTCGGGCAGATGCCCGTGTTCCTTCCCAACGGCAACGCCGCCGGCTCGCCGTACTTCGGTACGTTGTTCGGCTATCCGGTCGTGATCGTGGAGCAGGCCGAAACCCTCGGCACCGCTGGCGACATGGTTCTGGCCGACTTCAGCCAGTACGTCGTCATCACGCAGGGCTCCGGCCTTCGCTCCGCTACGTCCATGCACGTCCGTTTCATTTACGACGAAATGGCGTTCAAGTGGTCTTACGACATCAACGGAATGCCGTCGATCAAAAAGCCCATCACGCAATTCAAGGGCAGTAACACGGTGTCGCCGTTCGTCACCACCGCCGTTCGCGCCTAATCCACCGGAGGGCGGCTAACTACCGCCCTCGCCTACAAAACCACAAGGAAAACTCACTATGCGTTACGAATCTCTCGCTACGAAGCATGTGGTCAAGGGCCTGGACCCGGTGGCCGATGCGTTCGCCGGCACGACCGGCTCGGATATCGTGGACATCACCGGGCACCAGTCCGCCACCTTTATCATCTACAAGGGCGTGGGCGCAACGGGCACCTCGACCGTTACCGTCGAAGCCTGCGACGACGTGACCCCGTCCAACACAACGGCGGTTCCGTTCTACTACCGCGCCATCACGTCCAATGACACGAACGGCGCCATGACGGCTGCCACTACGGCTGGCTTCGCCACCACGGCGGGCAGTTCGCAGGTGTACGTGGTCGAAGTGGACGAGCAGGAACTCGCCAGCGCCGGGTACAAGTACGTGCGCCTCAAGATGGTGGAAGTTGTCGATTCCCCCGTTCTGGGCGGCATTCTGATCGTGCTAAACAACCCCAAATTCGGCTACTCCACGACCAACTCCGTGATCGACTAGTCCGCTCCTCTCTCCTGACCGGGGCGGCTCCTCCGCCCCGCCTTTGTTCGAGCCATTCGCAGCTACCTGGAAGGCGACAACCAGTGGCACCCCGTCAAGTGGCTGATCCCTTGCCGCCGCTAGCTGCTTCTTTTTATGACCTCCCACGCCTACCAACTCGTCACCGCGCCAACCGAATTTGCCATTACCGATGCGCAGATGGAGGCGCACGCGCGCGCGGCCGGGCAACCAGCCGAGCAGTACCAACCCTACGTGCGGGCGGCGCAGGCGTACGTGGAAACGATCACCGGGCGCAAGCTAGTGACGCAGACGTGGAAGTGGTTCCTCGACGGCTTCCCCTACACTGACCGGCTTACCCTGCCGTTCGGCCAACTTCAAAGCGTCACCCACGTGAAATACACCGACACGGCGGGCACGCAGACGACGTTTTCCGCTGACTACTGGGAAGTATCCACCGCCCGCGATCCAGGCGTCCTGGCGCTGTCCTACAACCAATCCTGGCCATCTACAACCCTGCGCGTCCTCGACCCTATCGAAATTCAGTTCGTTTGCGGGTGGACCACGGCAGCGGATGCGCCATACGAGATCCAGGCGGCAATCCTCCTCATCGCCGCGCACCTCTACGAGCACCGTGAAGATGTCGTCCTCGGCAACTCGGCCAGCGTTGAAAGCAAGGCGCTGGAACTCGGCAGCCGGGCGCTGCTGGCTAATTGGAGGATTTGGTAATGCGCGCCGGCACCCTCCGCCACTGGCTCCTGATCGAACAGAAAAGCCTATCCGTCGATGTCAACGGCGACCGCACGGAAACATGGGCGACATTTTCCGAGTGCTGGGGCTCAATCGAAACCAGCGGCGGGCGCGAGTTCTTCCAGGCGAAGCAGACGATTTCCGACCTCTCGCACTCCATCACCGTCCGCTACAAGGCCGGGTACACGCCCGATATGCGGGTGAAATTCACCGACCCAAAGAACTCGAACGCAGCCCGCTACTTCAACATCCGCGCCATCGCCAACCCGGACGAGCGCAACGAAATGCTCGCGCTGCAATGCTCTGAGGTCACGATTTG